ACCTATAATTTTTCTTTGTCTATCTACAATCAATTCTCTTTTAAATGCCATCAATTGTTGAAACGCTAAATTACGCCATTTCTGGTCTGTCGGATATTTAGGAAATCCTCTTTTCTTCCAATCTATCCAAACTTGGTCAATTAAAACATCTTGTAAATTTTCGTTTAACATATCTTTTTATTTAATACTCTTTCAAACTCTTTATAATATTCATCTTCCTGTGGTATCTTATTTAAGAAATCATCTTGTACTTTTTTAAAATATTTTCTATCTCTTTTTACTATTTTTAGCTTATCATAAAATTCATCTTTTGTCAATATTCTTTGGAATTCATCTGAAACTAATAGGTTATTTTTATCATAATCTTTCCATACAAATGGAAATACATCACAAGCAATTGCCTCGGGGTATCTACCTGTAACCGCTGTTGGGTCTATCCAATTAAAACATATTGTAGTATAACAATCATCTAGGTATCCTATTATCTCTTTCATAGATATCCATTTCCTTTGTACTTCAAATGGCCATCTACCTATAATTATAGATGATATTTCTGGATCTTTATGAATAGATTTTATAACACTACATCTTTCATCTTTTGTTTTTACACCACCTGCATTTTTAGTTTTATCAGAACCCCAATATATAAAATCTGTTTTTTTCTCATTAAAAAATCTAGGTTGTCTTTTTATATAATAATACTTTAAAGAGTGTAAACCTAAAGGAAAATCCATTTCATCTATTATATTAAATGACGCAGGTTTAACTTGATTTTCAAATGTAAATTTCATTACTAAATTTTCATCTACACCTCTATCCTGTGTTAATAAAATTATATTTTTATTATTTAAATATTCATAAGTCTTTCTAATTTCTGATTGAGATTTTTCTACATCCCTTGGGTGCATAGCATTTGCAAAATATATAAACTCTTGTACGGCAGGAAATATAATAACATCAGCATTTTTTATTGAGTCTAAATTTCTTTCTGCACCTTTATTAGCAAACGCAAAATTATAATAACTATATTTGTGTTGTTTATTATTTTCTACATAGTGTCTAAAGCACTCATAAAAAACATCCATACCATATTCTAATACATCGGTATAATTAACTCTCTTTCTTAAACTGGCGAAACAAATTTTCATACATTACCCCCAATATTCCAAAATAAAATATCACCTTCTAATTTATCTATATTATGTTCTAACCACCACCACGCTTTTTTATCCCAAGTTCCATTGCAAGGAAATGGTACTTCATAATCTTCCATCATATCATCAAACGTATATTTTGTTTTTGAAACTTCAATATTAGTAATTTTTCCAAGACTATGACTTTTAAATTTTTGGTAAATTGTACCTATATTTGACACGGTAATAATGTGTGCTTTTCTATTAGAATTAGAAAATAAATTATTACCTGGGCCAAACGCTTGAACTATACCAGAACAGGTTACACCTGACCCAGCAGAAATAACCAAATGGTCTACTAAATGTTTTTTAAATACTTCTTCAGCACGCTTTTTTAATGTATTAATATAATTAATATGGTCAAAAGCATACGGCAACATTTGTATATCTTTTTGTTTGGCATATATCTTAACTCTATTATATAATATAGCCATCATATTAGGTTTTAATTCGTGGAACTCACAATCATTTTCTCTTGCTTTGTTTAATATAAATTCTGAATATGTTTTTGATGGTGGGTATGCGTAAATAAATTTAATACCTTTTTGCTTACAAAGATATGATAATGCCCAACCACTCCAAGAACCATTAACAGCTAAATGTATTAATGGATAATCTTTATTAATTAATGTATCTAATAAAAAATTGATACCAGACATTTTACCCCACGGTGGTAATACATTACCATCACCCATAAGGTCATCCCTTTTAACAAGTATCTTACGACCTTTTAAATTATATTCTTTAACTGGTGTATTTAAATTCAACATTAAAACATAACCCTTTCACTCCGATTTAAAATAGGTTTTGAAATCAAACCATTCAAACAATCTTTTATTTGTTGTTCTAAATCTTCAAAATATGTTGTGTTATTTTCATATGAAAAATTATGTTCCCAAGCAGTATGTTTTGTATAGGTGACTTTATCTGTATCTAATAATTCTTTTCTATATTCATTTCCTAAAGTATCAATATAAGCATGGGAGATGTTATCTATATTATCTAATAATGCTTTATTGTCTATAACATCTGACCGACTAATTGATATTAATTTACCTTTAAATTTAGAAAGTATATCATTATTAATAAGATGTTTATTTTTCTCTGGTGGGACGGTTACAATTAATGTATTATAATTATGCCAAGGAAATCCATTTACATTTCTTCCTACTATTATTATGTTATCTGATTTTACTTTTGACCCAACTGATCCATTACCTATTAATGCAATTTTATCATCATCTTTTATATACTGATTTATCCAATCAGCAGTTGGTTGTGCAAATGGTTTTGTGGTAACAACTCCTATATTTCTTCTTTCACATTCTTTAAGATTGATGTTATCATATCCGTGCTGACGAACTACAATCCATTCTAAATTAGGAAATGCTTTGTAAGTTTTTTCACCAACTACACTAAACTTTACTGATAAAACTTTTACATTTTTATTAACAAAATTAAGACTATCATATTGACCGTGAGATTCCCACTCATAATCTTTCAAAAATGTTTCTGGTGCAAACTTTATATCTTTTTTATCTTTTACTATTATCACTATGCAATTAACAAATTACGAACTTCATCATTAGCCCATACATCAGCAACTAAATGTATTCGTATATCATCACCCCCATTAATAGCTGTATGTGGTCTCCTTGTATCTAAAAACCAACACTCACCTTTTTTCATATTATAATAACCTTGTTTACCATCATTATTCCAAGAACTAAAAACAACATCTGGATTTGTTTTCAATGGTATGTGCATACGAATCATTTTCCCATTTGTTGTTCCCCAAGTAGGATCAGTTTGATCCGTATGTCTTGCTAATTCACCGCCACCAGGTTTCAATGTCATAAATCTAACCCTATCAAAATTTCCTGGCAATTGATTTAAAAAATGGTCAACTTTATCTTTTAATTTATCATATAAATCTGTTTGTACTAATGGTCGTGTTTCTTTATTATTTGCTATCTTATCTACATAGGTACTATCTTTTTTATATCCATATAATGCTAATGCTTTCCAAGAGTGCTTTCTATTATAATTGCTATTATGATTTGTATATTCTAAATTCATATTAGTTAATTCTTCTACTAATGAATCAATAATTGTATTATCAAATTGTAATTTTGTTTTATTAATATTAATATTTTCTGTTTCAGGAACTGGAGTAAACTTTCTTTCCCCTTTATAATACACTCCTATAACATCACTAAAGGTAGTATATTTTGTTCCTATATATTTAAATCCTCCTGCTAAAACAGCATTCTTTAATATTATATCTTCCTGAAAAAGATGAAGCCATACTGGCCCTTTAATAGTTTCTAATGTTGAGGGTTTAAAATCTGTAGAAGAATATGCTAATTTAGTAATAACTTTTTCACCTTTTAATATAGTTGCTATTTCTGGACCTGCACCAAACATATTAACTTTTGATGTAGTCTTTGCTGTTCGCATTTTATATATAATATTATCTTTCTCAAATATTTTTTTTTCACTTAACGCACTTGCTATATCATTCTTTTTTGCTTTTGCAAATGGACTATGACAATATTTGTTATAACTTTCAAACTTTTTAGTCCACTCAATAAGAGTATTTAATTCATATCCTTTTTGCCATTTTTTCATTTCAAAACTTCTACTTCACTTTCGGTCGCAACTACAACACGAGCTCCACATCTTAATATAGGTTTATCATTACCACCATATAATACTCTACTAGGTCCTTTAATTGCAACCTCGTGGCAATATGTATTTTTAGAACCTTCTTTAATTGTAATAACAGGATCATTTAAATTATGTTTCCTGTTTGCTCTAATTTTATGTTGGTTAACGTGTATATATTTCGTCTTACTCTTTTTCATCTTCAAATTTTTCATTCTGTAATATCAATGCTTCAAGTTTTGGATTGTTATAACAATCTACAACCAAATGTAATTTATCAAAATCTGTTTTATTATGTACAGCGTGAGGTTTGCTTACATCGGTATAATAATATTTACCTTGTTCTAAATTATATACATATGATGATTTATTTTTCCATATATAAAAATAGATATTATCATTTGTTCTTATTGGAATATGTATTCTAACTATCTTACCATCTTTTATATCTTTATCTACTTTGTCTGTATGTTTTGAAATACTTGTTCCTGCTTTTAATCTCATAACTCTTACTCTTTCAAATTTAGCAGGTATGTGTGCTAGTATTTCTATTAAAGGAACTAAATTTGATACTTGCGTTAAATGTGTATCTCTTAATTCAGCAGGTTCAATACCACTTTTTAATACACCTGGTTTTAAAACATTTGAAGGATCATCGCTATAACCTCTTAATGAAATAGCATCCCATTGTCCCTTTTTATTATACTTTGTTTTAACTACAGCAAAGTTATGTCCTTGCCTATCTAAAAAATCACAAGCCTCTTTTAGGTCATCCCTTTTATATTGAGGTAAATCTAATTCTTTAAGTATTGGTCGTTTCAGTTTTTTTATCATCTTTTAATTGCCCCTTTACTCTTGCAGCTAATCTCTTTATATACTTATCTCTTTTTTTCATCGCCATATCGTATTTTAATTTACTCACTAATTCTGTAAATACTATTCCATTCATATGGTCTAGTTCGTGTTGAAAACATCTAGCTATAATGCCATCCATTTGATATGTTTTCTTATCTAAATTTTCATCTAAAAATTCTACCTCTACTCTTTGAGGTCTTACTATATCTAAAAATAGAAAAGGAAAGGTTAAGCAGCCTTCTTTAAATCTAACCTTTTCTTCACTTGCTTTAATTATCTTTGGATTAAAACAAGCATATATTTTACCTTTTTCTATTTGTACTTGTCCACCCATTATAAACATACGGTATGGTTTACCTACTTGATTAGCTGATAATCCTATACCACCATATTTGTTCATAGTAGCAAACATATTTCTAACAAATTGTTGGGTTGATATTCCCTCTCTTTTTAAAAACATATCTTTATCAAAAGGTGCTATACTTGATAACACTCTTGGATCGCTTGGTGGTAATAATGTATAAACTTCGTCTTTTTTTGTATCTGTAATTACACTCATAATAACCTTGTAAAATTTTGATGCTTCTCAAACTTAATTATGTTCGTAAATTTATCAAACATAATATCTCCCTTGTGGGATATTATAAACACATTTTCTTTATTTAATGATTTTAAAATTTTGAAAAAATCATCTGTGCCTTGTCCATCTAATGATGAATCAAATATTTCATCTAATATTAATATGTTTGTATTAACACTATTTTTTAATTTAGCAATTGCTCTCCAGGTAAATAATAATGCTAAATCAATTCTCATCTTTTCACCTTCACTAAAATTATTATAATTAAAAGTATCTCTATGGCGACTCTTTATAGTTTCTTCAAATTCTTCATTAAGATGAAAGTTAACAAAGAAATCCATCGCCTGTAAATTCTCATTTATTAATTGATTCATTATAGGTAAATATTTCTTAATTATATTTGCCTTAACTCCAGTATCATTTAATATCTCTCTTGCTATATCTATATATTGTTTTTCATCTACTACTCTATTTTTTTCAGATTCTATTTCTGCTAATTGTACTTTAATAACTGATAGTTCCATTTGTATTGATTCTGTATTGGTTGTATCATAAGTTAATTCATTAATTTCTTCTTGTAGTCTTGTTGAGTGTTTATTAATTTCTGTAATAGATGTATCTATTTTTGCAACTTCAATTCCAAGTTCACTAACCCAATCTGCTAATTTAGCATACTCATTTACTTTAGTTTCTGTTTTAATAATTTCACTTAATAAATCTTTTAACCCTAATTCTAATTTTGTTATCTTTGCTTTTTCTTCAGCAAGTTTTTCAGTTCTTAATTCAACTCCTATTTCCTGTGTACAGGTAGGACACTTACTATTGTTTTCAAAAAATTCTAAATTCTTTTTATGATTTAATAAATTTGTTTCTATCTTCGCTTCTAACTTACTTAATTGATTCGCTGTCTTTGTTGTTTTTTCACTATCTTCCAATTCAAGTTTGTTTGTAGATATTTGAGCATTTAAATTTTTTAATTTAACATTATATTGGTCTTGGTCTTTTTTATCTTGCTCTATTTTGTTTAGTCTTTCTGTTATATCTGATTCGTCCCTATTTTTTATTTGTATAAAATGATTGTTTTGTAATTCAAATTTTTCTTTCATTAAATCATAACGGTGACTTACATCGGTTACAACCTTACTTAACTCACTTTGTTTTTGTCTTAATAATATATCCATATAAGTAAAAACTCTTATATCTAATATTTCTTCCACCACCTCTCTCCTATGCCTAGCACGTAAGTGCATAAAAGGTTCATAGGAAGAGGAGCCTAATATAACTACTTGAATAAAAGAACGGTAGTTTAATTTCATTATATTTTGCTCTAGTGTTTTCTGATAATCTATTGTTGAGGCGTCTTGGTTTAAAAGTTCACCATCACAATAAATGTCAAAAATATTCGGTTTAATTCCTCGTATAATTTTATAGTCTTTGTTACCAATTGTAAATTCACATTGTATTTCACAATCAGCATTGTTGATTGTATTTACCAATTGTTCTTTTTTTATAATTCTAAATGGTCTATTAAATAATACAAAGCATAAAGCATCCAATAGTGTTGATTTTCCTGATCCGTTTTTACCTATAATAAGTGTTGCAGCTGACTTATTCATTTCTACTTCTATAAACTGATTACCTGTAGATAAAAAATTTCGCCATCTTAATTTCTTAAAATATATCATTGTATCCAACCTATCGTTTTTAATATAAGATATAATGTAATAAAAATAAACATCATCATCATCATTTTGTCAAAGGGTAAATTGTTCATTGATTTCCTGAATGGTCACTTGCCTCTATATAAATTGATTTTAAATATTCTTTTAATTTTGTTTTATCAACTTTTGTATCTAATTGGTCTACATAATTATTTAAAAATGTAACCGTATCTTCTCCCATTTCTAATATATCTTCCCTAACAGAAGCTTTAATATCAGAATAATCCTCTATAATGGTTAAGTCATAAACATTAATTTCATTATATAATCTTTCAACTAATTTATCAAAAACAAATTCTTTCGTTTTGTTTAATGCTATTAATTTTACAAAATGATTTTCATAAGGAGTTAAATCAAAATTAGTATAGTCTTTTTCTTTGTCATTATAAATTAATTTTTTATGTATTGTAAGTGGGTTTTTAATTCTTGTTAACTCTCTTGTTTCTGTGTCAAATATATTAAATCCTTTTGGGTCTTTATAATCTGCCCAAGTCATTTCATATTGAGAGCCACAATAATATATTTGTCCATCATCGGTGTGTTTATGAAAGTGTCCTGATATTACTCTTTCGAATCTTTTAAAATCTGATTTTTCATTTCCAAATTCATTAATAATACCATTATTCATTTCAACACCCTTTACTTCTAAATGTCCCATTACAATTTCTACTGGAGCTGTATTCAATAAGTGCATTGATTCTTCCTTTGTTTCATCACATATCCAAGGCATAAACAAAATATCCATATCATCAAAGGTTACAATTTTAGGTCTTGTATAAATCCACGGTTCATTTTTTCCATCAAAACTTGTATATAAATTTTCAATAGCATTTACATCATTTGTATTCTTAAAATAAGTATCGTGGTTACCTATTATAATATGTGTATCAATTTTTTCTTGCCACAATCTGTCCCAAAAATGTTCTTTAAAGGTAGAAGCTGTTTCAAAGTTAATAAATTTTCTTCTATCAACTACATCTCCTAAATGTATTAATGTTTTTATGTTGTGTTCTTTAAGGTAAGGAAAGAAAATATCTTTAAAGAATTTTAATTGATAATCTCTAAATGCTTCACTATCGTTCCTAACACCAAAATGGGTATCATTTAATATTCCGATTTTCATACTATACTAGTTTACTTAACGCCGAATCAGATTTTGGATTTCTTCTTTTTCTTCTTTTGATTTTTGGCTTTTCTTTATCTGGTTCAGACGGCCTATTTTTTCTCAAAAATTCTACAAACTGATTCTT